GCGTGGGTCACCGTGAGGTGGTTCAACTGGTAGAGTTACTTCAAATGGGCTGCGTGGCTTTTTTTTAGAGCCTGGTATTGGTGATGACATTATTGTTTACCTTTTCTTTGATTGATTATATCCCCAGTTTTGGGGTCTCTTTGAACCTTGACAGTTCCATCCTTACGCAAGGTAAGGATGAGACCATCCCTCATAATAGTTTTATTAAAACCATCGTGTCTTTTAAATTGACCCGATGACATTACTTCTTCTTACCCATTTTCTTCATAACCATCTTCTTTGCAGCAGCCTTCTTTGCTGCCTTCTTGGCCATAGCCTTACCTTTTGGAGTGTAAGGGAATTCCATTTTTCCTACTTTTGGCATTATACTTGTCCTATCTCTTTCATTACGGCTGCGGATTTTTGGGTTATATCTTTCGTCTTAGGCATAGTGTCCGCATTATACGCTTTGCCTAAAATCTCTGATGCTTTATGCGCTTCTTCTACATGACGCATAGTTGTACCTGCTGGTTGAATACCCTGTGCTCTTGCATCTCGATAAGCCTGCAATTCTGCATTCCATTTTTTATCTGGAATATCTCTTTTAGCATCTCCTGCATTTACTTGAAGATTCATTACCTTACATCCGAAACATCCTTCGACTTCTATAGGATGGTCTTGCCAGTGATACGCCATATTCGTCCCTTATGCTAGTGTAAAATTAGCCTCTGTTATTCCTAATCCAGATGCAATAAGTGCTGCTTTTGTAACGTCATCTACTATATGTTTATGCCCACCTAGATAGAACTCATCATACTCAGCAATGGATTCATCTAATGGAAATCTTACTTTAGAGTAAGTTCCACCATTCTTTGCTATGCTTATGCCTCTATCCATTTTATAAAAATAAAACAGACGATGTTTACCTATAGGTCCTTCTTCAACAACTGGTGTTGTGAAAATGTAATCTGTCATTATTCTCCTTAATGAACTTACTGTAAGACACTGCAACGTATTCGCCGTATAAACAGTGTCTTACCGTCAATCAACTAAGCGATTGAAGAACCTGATTCGATTCTGTATAGTGCCTCTTCGCGGTAGCGAGCAAAGCCCAGTACGCCATACCAACCCATTGGGCGGTGACGCATCAAGCGGTCAACTACTGGTCCGATAACTACATGTGGCTCTTCTGCCACTGCCTCAGCAAGTGCTTGCTGTCCTGCGATGATTGTGCGGTACACCTTTGCAGATGAAGAACCGTCAGTTGCAGAGTAAAGGCGTGGAGACTCTACGAAGTATGCACCTTCGTATGTTCCGATTTCTCCTGCCCAGATACGGTCTTGTGCAGAACCATATTGGTTAGGAAGTAACCATCCTGCTGAACCTGTCTCAGCACGTAGGTCATGGGATACCTCTGGGTGGATACCAGCCCAGTATAGTGAACCCTTACGACCATTAGCCTTGTTAGCACGTAACTTAGCAACTGCCTTACGTAGGTTTGCTGAAGATAGTGTTGCGGCTGCTGTGATAGTTGCAGTTGATGTTGCAGTTGAACCTGAGTAGATTACGTTTGAACCGCCACGCAATGTTGTCATTGCTACGGAGTCAATAGAATCTGCTAGGTTGAACGCGATAATATTTGCGATTGCAGGGTCAACATCTGCAAGAGAGAATAACTCTAATGCACGTGTTACCAACACTGAGTTACCGTACTCGTTAAGAGTAATGGTTACTGATGTTGGTGTTGACATTGCTACTGCATCTGGGTCAGTTGTCTCTGTCAGAGCAGTTGTTGCTACTGATAGGTCAACATAACGTTGTAGAACAACGGTTGAGCCAGGGATTGCTTGACGTGCTGGACGCTTATCTGCGACTGAACGAATTAGTGGTTCAGAGCGGAGAGCGAATTCTAGAAGACGGTCATACGCCTTCTGTACTAGACCAGCACCACCAGCGGTTCCACCTAAGGAACCTGAGTCTGTTGATACATATGCCATTCGTCACCTCCAGTGACTAGAAACTATGATTATTATTGTTGTGAACGGAGGACATCTAGCAATGCATCCATAGAATCTGCATTGTCTATTCTTGAATTGATTTCTTCCATTCGGTCTGGGGTGAACGCGCCCTGTGTTAGAACATCCTGCTGTCTTAGAGCAGCACGGTCTTGTTCCGCCATCTTAGGTTCATCTTTCTGCACTTGTATTCCAAACAAATCTGCGTTATCATCGAGCCAGTTAGAAACTGAATCTTCGTTAACGTCTTCAATGTCCTTAAGAATCAAGCGTGCAGCCTTAGCGTTTACGCCCTTCTTTTCTAGGACTTCTTTGACAGTTCGCTCACGCTGCACTTTGGATAAACCCTCAAGTTGCTCAGTGAGTTCCTTAATACGTTTCTCGTCGGCTCTCTTGGCTTTACGTAGTTTCTTAATTAAGTCACTACCATCACCAGAAAATCCTTGGTCGGTATCTAGGTCTTCGTCTTCGTCTTCCCAGTAGTTGTTGCTCATAGCAACTATCCACCCTTCTATTCGTTGTTAGTCGCAAGCCTCAATTCAATTCGGGGAAATTGGTTGGCTCTTGCTTTCGGTCTTATACGCTGCATGGGGCCGATAGGTCCATGTCAGGATTCTATATTTGTCCGCCTAGTCCAGTTGAAAGTGATGCTCTGGATGTTCCAGCCCTACCACCAAATGCACTAGTCTCTCTTTCAATAAGCGCTTTACGCTTACGTTGAGCAGATGCTAAAGTATTAAATACTTCTTGTTCTGCTTCTCCTTGGCCGTATCTATCTAATTGATTTCCGTAGATAGAACTTAACCTCTCTGCAGTAGGTAGGATATCTGCGATAGTTGCGTATCCCTTTTGTGCCTCTGCCTGAGTAATACCTTGTGCTGCAAGTTGTTCTGATACAGATACGCCAGCCTCAAGACCTTGTAGTCTTGCTGCTGCACCAATCTCTGCTGCTGCAACTTGACGTTGAATCTTAGGTAATTGCTCATTAGGGTCAAGAACATAGGCAACCATATCAGCGCTACCAATACCATAGTAATCACGTAGTGTTCTAGCAATTGCTGGGTCAGCATTCTGAACTCTCTGAACTGCTGTAATTACACGAGTAGATAACTCTGATGGAGACACATCGTTAGAAATGAATTGACGAACATATGTATCGTTATCAAATTGCTTTAATCCATAGGCTCTAAGTGTTTGACGATATGCATCTTCTACGCTTAGGTATTCTGCTGGACTTAAAACTGATAAACCTTTTTTCTGTCTCTCAGCATTGGCAGCAAACCTAGCCTTATACTCATCAGTATTCTGTAACTCTAAAGTAATAGTTGCTTCAGTATATCCTTTACGAGCAAGGTCTAATACTTTAGTTCCAAGTGATGATAATCCATATTGAGCAAATCTATCTGCTATAATCTTACCAACAGACTCACGTTGCGCTGCAACTCTTTCTGCTTCTGCTGCAGCATTTGCTGCTGCTATTACTGCTGCATCTTGAGATGTAGTTTGCGCTGTCTGTGTTGTTGCTGCTGAGTTTGCTGCCGCTTGTGCTGCTGCTAGCGCTGCTTGCGCTGCTGCTAATGCATTTGCATCATTGGCTGCCGCTGCTGCGGCTGCTGCTAATCTTGCTCTTTCTAATTCTTCTAGTGCGAGTCTTAGTTTTTCTTCTGCTTCTCGGCGCAGTCTTTCTTCTTCTGCTAGTCTTCTTAATCTTTCGGCCTCTAATAATGCTGCCGCATCGTCAGTAACTGGGGGAGTAGGTGTAATTACTCCGCCAGTTGCAGGCTTGATTGGAGTAATACCTGCTGCATTGGAAATTGTTGCAAGTTTATCCGCGCTAACTTTAGAACCAGATGCAAAAGGATTTGCCCCACCAGTTACTCCACCAGCATAGGTAGAACCAGAAGTCTTAACCTCTTTATTAACAACTGGAATCTTAACTGTTTGTCCAACATTAATTTTATTTAGGTTTGTAATCTGTGGGTTAGCGGCTGCGATAGCAGCAACGCTTACTCCTGCTTTAGCAGCAATACCAGATATTGTTTGACCTGATTTAACCTTAGTTGTACTAGCAATAGGAACTTTAGGTGTTGCCATATTATGCTACTCCATAATCACGAAGGACTTTTAATGATAGCGAATCAACAGTAGCCCTAGCATTGTCTGTTAAATCCCAACGAGGGTCTTGGCGTAACTCTGCTTCAAATTGCCATATAGGTTTAACTGCAGGCTTACCATCTGGACCTATATACTGTAATGCTCTACGGAATGTAGGGTCATTGTAAGATATAGTATCTGCATCTATCTCTAATATAGTAGCCATAGAGTTTTTATATGCGGATGCAAGTGCATCTACGCTAGTTCCCTTATTAATGTCGTCTGCAAATACAGGGTATGCACTGGCTGAATCTCTACGAATCTTTTCTTGTATATCAAATATAGTATTTGTTCCAGAAACTAGACCTTGAGACCAGGAGTTTAACGTGGTCGGTGAGTAAGACATGCCAAATGATTTGGCATACTCTTCTAGGGTTTGGACTCTACCTAGAGTTTCTCCACCAACAGTACCCTTAAACTTGCTTAATGCCTGTAGGTCTATCTGATTATCATCAAGACCTTTATCGTAGGCATCCTGCATAATAGAGTTAAAGGTAGCCTCATCTAGATTAATACCTTTAGTAATTAAACGTCTACGCTGTTCTAACTTAAATGTATTTATCCCCTGATTATAAACGCCAGGTTGTGAGGCTTTTTGCTGTGCTCTATTCTTAGATGTTGTAGTAAGGTTTCTATAATAACTAGTCTTATAGTACTCTAATTCAGCCTGAGTAGTATCTCCTGCTTTGTATAGGTCATAAACCTTTTGAAGTTCTGGGAATGCTCTAATTAAATCGGCAGTAATACCGTATGCCGTTGCTACTGACTCTGCCATATTAGCCCTTCAACTTTCCTAAAAAGTCAGCAAAGCCTAAACTTTGTGCTTCTTCATAGTCTTGTGGTGACTGGGCTTTAACTCTTTCAGTAATCAGAGCCTCTGCTTTTTCCTTACTATAACCAGGTTTGATTTCAGTAATAGTTTTACCGCCTACCTTCTTGGTTGTAGTAACGGTTCCCTTATCAATCATATCCTGAATAGCGGTGTAGAACTCTTTGCTCTCAGCCTGTGTAGCCTTACGTCCTAATACTCCTTTAAGAGTACCATCAATTAAAGACTGTATTTCTTCTGGTTGGAATAGATACTTCTGTACTGATACAGATGGACCACCACCACCGAGTACTCCTTGGTCTTTAGCATACCATTGTAAGTATTGTTCAGGTGTTATCTTCTGAGTACCGCCAGATTGTGAGTAGAATTTACTAGCACCCTCTACAGCCATCTCATATAATACCTGTCCCTTTGCAGGAGACACATCACCAAATCCATTTTTACTTAGGGTAAACAACCATCCTGACTGTACAGTAGGGTCTTCAAAGTATCTCTTCTTTGCATCTGTTATAGTTACAGCCCCTGCACCTTCAATTGGAGAAATTATTTTCTTACCACTTCTTTTCAATGTGATAGTCTTGGTTCCACCTGGAGTACCTAAGAATACCTTACCGCTAGCACTAGTAGTACTTCCACTACCAGATTTTAAGTTATCTAAAGCACCCACTATAAGCCCTCCGTAAGGTTATCTTTTTCAAGTATTCTTGTATATACTCTACTGAATGAAATGTATTCATCTAGTAATCCACTAGTAAATGTATCCCACATTTCTTTAAGGTCAGCATTACCAACAGCATCGATAGACTTACTGTCTCTTTCTGCTAACATTTGGCGAAGATATTCTCTACCCTCTAGGTAGTCTGCCATGCCTTGCATGTCACTACGACCTTTAGTTCTAGGGTCATTAACAACTTCATTTGCAAACTTTAAAAAGTTAATTACTCTTTTGGTATTAATCTCTCCACGAACCTTAGCCCATGCAGGATTCTCATCTTCTAATTCTTCTATAAATCTTTGCTTACGTTCCTTTAAATCCGCTGCATCAATACCATTTAGATTAGGTAAGCCTCGTCCTATACGCTCAGCCTCAATGATATCCATACCTTTGTTGTAGGTAATCCATCCTTTTTCAGCCTGAGTTGCAGCAACTGCCTCATATGGGTCCTGTGATTCACGGAACTTCTTTGTGCTTCCTGGTGCAACTGGTGTATCTCTTTGGCTTTGATAAACACTAGGAGAGAATTCTCCAGCATTAACATCTCCAACAACAAACCATCCATACTCAGGATTCTTTGCAATCAAATCAGACAGTTCTCTTGAACGCTTTTCCGCATCAATAGTTGCAGCAATACCTGTATTATTCTTAGATAGGCTAGTAGTAAACTGGAAGTATTCCTCACCATATGTATCATAGAATTTTTCAGACGCAGTCTGTGGGTCTTCTTCACGTAATCTTTGGAACTCATCAATGTAGAATTGATAAGGAGAACGTAAGTTTGTAGCAAAAGGAAGTACTGCTCTTGCGACAACTTCTAGTCCAAGAATATTTTTAACTCTATCGTCAATCTCTTTAGCACTTGGCATAGAACTTCTAAGTCCATTATCGTACTTATGGTTTTCTTCCATTGCAATGAGAACCGTTAGATTGCGACGAGTCGGGTCACTTTCACTAAATATAGCCCATGCTTTACGTGCTGCCTGGTTTTGAATTAATAAATCCTTGAAGAATTCTCCACCACTTGTACCAGTTGGACCATAAGGTAATATTGTTTTAACTATCTTATTACGTTCCCAATCAGGAATAGCCTTGATTACTTGGGATGCACCAATCTGAACGAACCACCCAGCACCTGGATTCCACCAAGCATTACCTTGAAATAGTAAGTCAAGGCTTGTTTTAGGAATAGCCAAAGGTCTATCTAATAGGCCGAATGAACCACGTTTTACCCACTCGCCAGGAACATTGATGTATGTCTTACCATCTCGTTCCTCTGTTAATCCCATACGGTCTGGAGAATTATATACAGTTTGTATCTTACCAAATGCTGATGGGTCATTTACTACAATGCGACCCCATTTTTCAATAACATCTGTAAACGCTCCAAAGAATGGAAATGCATATCTCATCGTATACGCTGCATCTACTCTTTCAGATGTGTCATATAAAGAGCGACGTAGTTCTGCCCTGGCCCATTGACGTGCACTAAACTCTAGTTTGCGAATATATTCTGGTGGAATTGTATCTCCAGGATATGTATCAATTGCGTTTCTAATAGTAGCATCCATGCGTTTACGGTACAAATCAACAAACATAGGATGACGTACAAGACTAGATTCTGGCATTTCACCAAATGCTTTATAAAATTTATCTCTTGCAGTTGAGAATAATCTGATTGCTGGGTGAGTACCATTAGCGGCGCCAACCTGAGCGGCGTTAACCGCTGGGTAGTTTAGCGTATCTGTACCAAAAGACTTCTTAATATCATCTGCTGTAATCTTACGAGTCTTAGCAATCTCTTTTAAACCAGTAGCAAATGCTGGGAATAACTCATCAATGTTATCCATATTTGCTTCAACAATTTCACGTGCATTTCTACCCATACCAAGAACTCTTAAAATGTCCTTACCCTCTTTTGTTCTAAGAAGGAAGTATTCTGCCTCATCAATTAGTTGTTCTCTTGGTTTATCTTGCAATAGAATTTGAGTAATCTTAGAGTTTCTAACCTGACGGTTTACCACTCTTTCATATGCTTGAGCCCAATTAGGGTCTTCGCCTTTAATTACTACGAAATCTCCAGTGGTTTCAAATGTGTTATTTATTTTATTTCTACTGTTTGATAAGTGGGCATCAACAATCTTTGCGGATTCACGAATAAATTTATTTTTAATAAACTCGGCCTGTTCTGGTCCACTACCCAAAGCATCGGTATAGGTTATACCATCTACCTCACGCAATCCTAAGCCAAACTTATCTTTCATTTCTGTTTTACCAGAAAGCATATTGTCTATATCAGAAATTTGAGCATCAATTAAATCTGGGTCATCGGCAACATCACGCATAGCGTATAGTTCGTCTCGGTATGTCTGCAATTTAACTTCATCTGACCAATTATATATATCATCTAATGATGCGCCAGAAAATCTATTTGTAATTAATTTTCTGCCCGACTCTTTCATGCCCGCCATAATTGCCATAGGACCAGTTGTGGTAAGGATACGTAGGATTCCTTCTGATACGTTACGTACAGGGTAGCCAAGACGAGCAAGAACCTCAAACTTAATCAAAGAATCTAAACCATCAATAAGGTCTGTTGCTCCAGCCTTACCTTTATAGTATACACCAACAGCCTCTGAGCGTCGTGCCCTAGTTAATCTGTTTAAGGCATTGTACATTGTGTCAATATCAAGAACTGGCAACTGCTTTACTAATTGAGTCTCGTTCAATGGTAAAGGAATAATGTATTTTAAGTCTTCAGAACCAAGAATAGGTGTAGCCTTTGAACCTACTGGTACAACTCGTCCATCTGGTAGAGTTTTTGTAGCACCAGTGTATGCTCTTTCACGAATAATGTTGTGTGCTTTAGCGCGGCCACCTGAAAATAGGGACCAGGCTTGACGTATATCGCTCTCATCAAATCCAAATTGCTTAGCAACTGTATCAAATAGTTCTTGTTCAATCTTTTGGAAAGCATTGGCACGTTCTGCTGCATTTGTAGCAGCAACATACTCGTTAAACAATGTATCTTTACGCTGAACCGTAAACGAAGCCTTCTTTAAATCATCTTCAAGACTTTTAATTTGAGTCTTAAGTGATTTAACTTCTGTGGGAGCAAGGGTTTGTGTATTAAGTTTATTTTTAAGAGATGTAATCTGTGTAGTATATGCTCGTTCCTGTCTATCTGCTAAACCACGAACACGACTTAACAAGTTATCTACAGTCTGAACTGATTGATTATCTGTAAAATCTACCCATCCCCTAGGACGTTTGTAGAAAAATCCAGTAAGAACACGAATTGGAGCACTTGCTGCACCCGCTCTTATGTCAGAAAACTTTAAACTACCACTAAGTAGTTGACCTCTTTGGTCAATTAAGTTTTGACTTCCAGAAAAATACTGTCTAACCTTAGAAATATTATCAAATTGTGGAACTCTTGTAGGGTCTAGGATAGCCTCAGCATTTAATTTTTGTGTTAACTCTGCCAACTCATCAGAATAAAGTGCTGCATTCTCTACAGCCTTTTCTAGGTCGGCACCTTTGTTTACTAAATCAAATGTAAGTTGTCCAGTTGCCTTGTCTAGTCCAGCACCAAAATACTTTGCATCAGTAATTTCATCTTCAAGATTAGCAATCTTTGTAGCAAGAGTGCGATTGGTATCCATTAATCTTTTTGCTGCACCAGCATCGCCCATAGCCATCTTAACAATGTCTGCCTTAGCAGCATGACGAAGTGCTGTATCTTCAATCTTGTTTGCATCTGCCATGATATCAGCAAATGATGCAGGGTTTGCAGATTCACGGATAGCCTTTACTCTGAATAAATCAGCAGCATCCATACCATCTGTTTTAGTAATAAAATCATTAAAGGTTGCTTTTACCTTCTTGGCTCTAAATCCAGTCTTTTCTCCAGCCAATATAGTATTAAGTTCTTGTAGACCTTTAACACCGTAGGTAATACCTTTGTAAACCTTAACTGCTTTACCAACTACAATTGTTGGGTCTAGAACAAATCGGGCTACTACATCTGTGCCAAATGATGTAAAGCGTCCAACGTTTTGTTCACGGAATGCTTCTTCTCTTTGCTTCTTATTAAATATATCAAAGTCATTAGCAGCAAATAATACGTGGTCTTGTAAGAACTTATCTGCCCCAGATAGTTTTCCAAAACTTACAGTCTTTACTATACCACTGAAGACATCTTCGAAAGCATCGAGTGGTCTTCCAATCATGGTACGCATAATGGAACGACCAGCAGAAATATCTCTTGATTGGTCCCAAGCAGACTTAACATCACCTAGTGAAAAGTCACCATCCCAAATAGGATTATTCTTTTCTGGTAATGTCAGACCAAATGATACGGCTTGTGTTGTAAAGTTATAAGCCTTCTCAACTTTTTCAAATGCTCTAGAAAAAAATCCTTTTTCTTCAGGCGGTGTTACAGCAGCAGGTGTACCTGGTTTATTTAGATACCTATTAAAGGCGTTAATAGCCTCTGCTCTATCTTTTGCTGGTATAGATTTACCCATATCCATTGGCAAAGAGTTAGCCATGTTAACATTCCAGCCAGCATAGTAACTGTTGAATGAACCCATTGCATCAAAGGCAGAAGGATTTTTTGACTTCTGCATATCTTGATATGCTTTTTGTGCCGCTTCTCTATCACTCATAGAAGATTAGCCCTTAGAATTCTCACATAATTACGGAATGCTTGTGATGAATTTGGGCTTTGTGCGGCTGCCTCCAGTGCTGGTAGATATGATAATAGTCTTTGTTTTTCAACATCGTTGTCTTGTACACCTGGCATTGTCAAAGCCTCCATGCCTGCACCAGCGCCCAATGCTGCTCCATCAGTTACTGGAACATCTGGCATTGATGATGCTTCGGATAGTGGCATAGGGGCAGGAAAAGAATCAATAGGGTTCATAATTGGCGCTGGTCTACCTGCAGCCATAGGTGCTGCCTTCTGTTGCTCCATCATAGCCTGTCCTTGCCCATAAGGTAAACCTGAATAATATTTAGCACCTTGTGTACCAGATTGTCCTGCGCCACCTGTTGCAGAAACATTGGCAGGATTATTTTGTGGTGCTGTTGGACGAGGTCCTCCGCGATTTTCAGCCATTGTTCCTCCTACTTAGAATATTGTATTTTAGTTATAATGGGACCACTTGAATAGATATCCCACTTACTTGCTATTTCGATTGACTTCCTAATAATTTTTTCTGCTTTATCAGCGTTGCTAACGTTGCGTACTCCAAGAGCCTCCATAGCACCAAGGGCAACATCGCTGCCAGAGCCAGAATAATAAACGCCACGAACATCACGGTCCCAACTGTAATCCTCAAAAATAGGATAAAGTATACCGCGAATGCCAATAATGAATTGCGAATCGTGCGAAGCATGGTCCCCATCTTCTTTCATATCATAACCTGCATCTATGAATAATTTTCTCATAGATGGTATAAATCTTTTAGTCATAAAGACATCTAGGTCTTCACTTAGTTTAGGTTTAGGTGGTTTCCATCCAAACTGTAATAAGTTTGAACCTCTACCAGAACCAGAACCTGCAATCAACACTCCATTGTTTTCAATTACTTTGTGTGTTGCCATTTCAATTGGACGACCAGATTCATCAGATGAACGTGAATCGCTTCCGATAACACACCATCCGTCGCCTTGTATAGCAGCAAGTGTTGTCATGATGTCCCCCTCTGCTGCTATCGTCTACGAATTGTTCTTACGCTTGCGTTTGCTGCTCCACCTGAAGTTAAACTAGATAGTAAACTTTGAACGTCTGGTACTCCTTGTTCTTCCATTGGAGGTAGACCTCCTACTGGCGCAGCGGGAGCAGGGGACGGTTGCTCAACCATTGGAGCACCAGCAGGAGGAACTTGTTCTTTAGGCGCAAAGGTTTGTTCTATTGCGTCTTCGATGCTCTGTCCCTTTTGTCGTGACTTAATAACGTTAGCAATCTTTGTAACAATCTCAGAAGGGTCTTGTCCTTGAGTGGCCATTTGCGGAATGGCTTGGGTGTATGCTTGAAGTGAAGAGATAAGAGCATTACGCATATCTTCAATTTCAATTTTCTCTTGCTCTTGGCTAACATTAACATTGAATGGTAACTCTCTCATCGCCATATCCTTGGAGATTAACTTGCCTCCAAGAGCCTGTAACATAAATATTAATCCTTGTGCTGGATTCAAACCAGCAAGCATACCGTAACGAACATCAGCGGAGTAATCTCCCTTGATATCTTTACTTGGCTTGTACTCTAATGCGTAAGGTGAACCAGCATCTACACCACGAATAGTCTTTTGAATGTCAAATATAGATTCATCAACTTCAAAGCAAAGACCAATTACATCTCTAAGTGCTGACGCAAATATTGCTTGGGCTGACTTAACTTGAGTATCGAATGCTCCCATGAGAGCCTGGACGCCTTGGCCTGTGACAATAGACGCATTGACGTTACCTGTTCGTCCCTCTGGATAACGAGCACCAATTCTAAGTTCTTGATTGAGCAAGTTTTGTTCCGTGAACGCACCTTGCGGAATATTGAGTTCGACTCTTCTAACTCCACCTGGAGTATTTGTTCTGATAACTGAGTCTCCGCCGAGTTGTAGTTCCTGAACATCCATTGGAACGACGATAGGAGATTGTACAGATTTTTCTGCAGCCTCCATAGCAAGCATAGCGAAACGATTGCGGAGCAACTGAATACCAATAACATCATCAAACTGTCCTCGCATCTCCCCATCAATAGTAGGACGCTTGGCTACTACAACCATCATCTTGCCTATTGGATTCTTGGCACGGGATAAAACTAAATTTTCACGGCTAGGTACATAGACCACAGATTGGTCTTTATCGTAATAACGTACGATATCTGTTAGAGTGTTAGTGTCTTGTTTGAAACCTGAACGACCAAGTAATTGTACTTCGTATTCGGGGAATTGAGCAACTAACTCTCCAAGAGTTAATGAGTATACCTTAGCAAAGGAGATGCATCGTCCGTAGCGGTCAAACTCAGGATAAGCCATCCGAGGGTTTTCTACGCGTATACGAGGCAACTTCGCTTCATCGTCCAGTTCAATAATGAATGGGACGAAACCATATGTTACATAGTAATCTGCTCCAGTATACATAGATACCTGAAGGTCAGAGTTGTTAAAATAATTTGAGGCAATGCGTGTTCTATTGTCAGCAAAGCGACGAGCACGGTCATTGGTTTGTGATGCACTAGAGCAGTTAACTGCAGGTAGTGGTGCCATAACCTCAGATAGGTCACGGGCTACGATATCGATAAAGTTTGCAACTACGTTTGCGTCTACACCTTCAGGGAAGAAATCTGGATAGACTTCGGCAATTTTACCCTGACGCACAGATAGCACATCGCCTGCACGAGCATCACGCTCTGATGCACGGTACTTAAGGGATTCAACCCGTGCTGCAATTTGTTCAATGGTAAGAGCCATTAGTTTCCTTATCCGTAAGTTTCAGCCCATTGCTCAGCAAAGGCATCATCTAAATTGATTGAGTGTCGCATATCCTTTTGACGTCTAGTTGCCCACCTGTTGTTGGCATACTTAGTGGCAAAGGATGTTTGTTGCATTAGTTCACGTACTCGAATGATAGCAAACCATAGGGCCATCACGCAGTCGGTTGGGTTTTTAGTATCTGGCTTCCAAGTAATTAATTGTTGTACCAGAGATTTTAAACCTTCAGAACCTTCATTAGATGGAAGTTCTATTAGGTTGTTATCTTGAAATCTGCCGTCCCGCAGACCGCCAAATAAGGCGGACATAGAGGCCACACCAAATGATGTGTCCCATTTATTCTTACCAGTAAAGTGTGGATTTAACTTACAACCATACTGGGCTAAATACTGAACTAAGTCAGTGTCCATCTGATACGCCTTTTGATGGGCGTTGATTTCAACTCGAAACTCTTGAGGGGAGTATCTTTCTACCCACTCTTCAATTAGAGCACGCTCTTTTTGGGGAGTAGGGTCAACCATGTTTACGCAATCTAAAACATAAACTTTGCCATCACCTCGGTTAAATGTAACCGCTACGAAAGCAGACCTGCCTGATACGGCAGGGTCAAAACCTATAACTGTGTAAGTACCTTCAACGCGACTTGGATGGCCTGGTGTTCCAGCCTTGAGAGGTCCGCGCTTTCGCATTCCATTGACACATCCTGCGACGACTGTTGGTGGGAAGATTGCGTCTTCGACAACATCTTCTTGTTGGTAGACCATTGCCCATACTGACGGAGCAACCTCAGACCTTCTAGTAAAGAGTGAGGGTCCATCCCACTTTGGATATAATCCTTCTTCATTTGCTTCATCCTGTTCTCCCTCAGCCCTATCCGTCCAGGGCCATAATGTTTTCCAGTTGGCTGGTTTCTCGTCAAACTCCAGAACCGCTGGTTGGGAGAAGTAAGTGAAGGGAGACTTGCCACCTGTCCATTGGTCGCCATCTCTTATCATCTTATATAAATCTATAGGGGCGACACGGGTTCCTACGATAAGTAGTTTTCCGTGCCGTCCCAGACGGGTGATGACTTCTTTCTGAAGCCATTCAATTTGCTTTTCCCACTCATGTGAGTTTGAGTTCATCACCACATCGTCTAGGATAATCAGGTCGGCGCGAGCACCGTAAATCTGAGACCCGAATCCTAATGCTTGAACCGTAGGGTCCTTTTCGCCAGAGTCGCGTCCAGTACCTAGGTAAATCATATCTGCTGACCAAGTAGGTGAGTCAGCCTTGTATCCGCCGTTAGGTCCAAAGGACATCTGTAACTTAGTCCAGTTTGGATGGGACATACGGGTCTTGATTGCACTTAAAAATTTTCTAGCCATACCTTGAGTCTTAGAGACGATAATAATTCTGACGTTAGGGTCTACGGCTATGCGATAGGTCACATAGTTGATTGTGATGACTGTAGACTTGGCGTGCTCAGGTGGTACGTTAATTAGAACTCGGTTGCTGGCCGCAGGCTCGTAGGTCATAGACGGATGTAGCCAACGGGGTTCCCGACCTTCAATAAGGTCCACCCAGTCTTTATGGTGGTCGAACAACTTGGTGTCTAGGAATTGCTCGGAGAAATCCTCAAACGAGATATCCTTCAGATTGGCAAGGTCAGCCTTAACACCTTTACCAGCAAGTCTTGATTTATCGGCCTCAGCCTTAAACTCAGGGTCAGACATCGACCACTGGCGGAAGGTAACATCATTACGACCAACAGCCTTCATGGCGTCAGTGATGGTGCTACCCTGGGTCAAGAGTTCCAGGACCTGCTTCTTAGCAGTCTCCTTGGGAATGTCTTGTTTGCCAGGCTTTCGTCCCATGAAGCCTCCTAGTAAAACGGTTATTTAACGGTAAGTCTAAACGGGCAGAACTCTCCCATTATATATATTATATATACTATAAGAGTTGGCGGATAAAGGGAGCCAACTCCCTATATATGGAATTACTATTACATATATAGATAACCTGTTCAAATACAGAAACCGAACAAAGTTCGGTAAAATACTTATAATATGTCCGATTTATCTATATATACGGGGGGCTATTATATAACAGAAATATTTTATGGGATACTATACATGCCCCCCGCACCCTAGTTTAATAACCCTACCCTCAAAATATCGACATATAGACATATAGATTTATCGACAATTTAACGCTAGAACATATGTTCGGGGCTTGACTATCTCCCGACACTATGAGTTCTTAGGGGGGGGTAGTTCTTAATAATTATTTTCTAGGGGTATCACCCTATATTATATTACTCACCAGTAATCGAACATCTGTTCGTGTGATAGACACCACACTATTACCTATTGACTATTAGGGGTAGTCGTGGTAAGATACGCAGTATCACAATTAAATAAGGTTAAGCAGTATCGGATAGGTCGCTTAGATAGTGTGAACCAAATCACATTAAACTTAGGGCGTGTCGAGTTGCTAAACTAGATTAAGCGTGATATACTTACGCAGTAATACAATTAAATAAGGTTAGGTAGTCAAGTAGTAGTTAGGCTTGATTAGATATTAGTAGCAGTAGGTCGCCTATGGTATCACGACCCTAATTACTACTTGATTACCTAACCCCTAGTGAGAGGATAACTAGTAATGCCATATAACCCCTTCGGGGTTAGTGGTAGTATTATTACACCGCCTAGAGATGTAAGAGCCAGTAAAGCGTGGAAGGGTTCACGCTCACGCAGGTTCTCTAATCTAGTCGTGCGTGATAAGTCGGGCAATATAATCGTGGCTATCGAGGATAGCCCTGCGGTTAAATTGGCTAAGCGTAGCCGTAAGGTCGCGCAAGTCGCAAGCCCTACTACCCCTAAGCCACTAACTAATGATGAGTTGCGTGCCATTGCTTTAGATGAGCGTAGGCGACAATTCGAGCAAGAGCAAGCGCAGAATTATCGCAAGTTGGTCGGTGAGTATAACTAGACACCGATAGTCGTAGCCGATAGGTTCGGGTTCTCTAGGGTTCGATACCCTACTACGACACGCCATAAGTCGAGGGTACTTGACTTATATGCCCTAAGTATGCTATACTTAGGTATAAATAGAGAGGATAAGATATGTTGCTAGAGATACTAGTAGCGGTTCAGACCTTAGCGATTATAGCACTAGTGGCTAGAGTTAATCGACTACAAGGTCGCCTAGAGTATAGGGGTCGCTAATGTCGGACAATGTAGTAATTGAGATTACTAAGGACGACTTAGAACTTATACGCAAGTCCTTGCGAACTCAGGAGAATTGGTACACTAAGTCAGACTTTAAGAGTATGGCTATGGCTACCAATTTGCTAAGAAGCAAGGTCAATGATATAATGATAGAATTAGAACTACCAATAAAGTAAGGAGTTGATATGCCGATAGATGATGACGAACCTACCGAGTATGGTTGCGGTACATGTAGTTATACATCTACTAGCGAGGACGACTTCATGCTGGTAGGTGATGACCTACTATGCGAGAGTTGCCGAGCATGGTGTAATTATTGTGAGGAGTATTGCCACAATGATAATACCCACTATGTCGAGGGTGTAGGCGATTATTGCGAGAGTTGTTGGGAGAACCACACTAACTATTGCGAGAGATGTAGTTGTACATATTCCGAGAACGAGAGTATGTACAATATCGAGGATAGGGGTGAGTATTGGTGCGAGGGTTGCTATGAGGACAATGGTTCTTATTGTGATGACTGCGACCAATACTACGCGAGAGAGTGTGATAGTTGCGGTGGTGGTGGTAGGACTAACCTTATCCACGACTACTCATACAAGCCCGACCCTAAGTTTATAGGTCAAGATAAGAATAACCTATACTTTGGGATAGAATTGGAAATGGAGATTAGGTCAGGCGACCTAGCGAGTAGTGCTAGATATGTAGCAGAAAATATAGGCGAGTGGTTCTATATGAAGCAGGATAGCAGTATCGGTCAAGGTGGCTATCGTGGCTTCGAGTTAGTATCTCACCCTATATCCTTTGCTAAGTGGTCGGATATGCCAGACTTTGATAGAACCTTAGACTATCTAAGAGAAAATCAAGAGGCAAGGGCATGGGACGCTAAGAGTTGCGGACTACATATACATGTAAGTCGAGAAGGATTTAAGAGTGGCGCACATGTACATAGGTGGTTGGCACTAGTGTACAAGAACGCACCCGATATGATGAGATTTGCTGGTCGTAAGTCAGACTACGCAAAGTTCAATGATGTGTACAAGTATGATGAGTACGATAGACCATACTTTACACTAGCCGACAAGGTGGCTGACCCTAGAGGGGTGAACACCGAGAGGCACTCTGCTATAAATACACGCAACGACCACACGCTAGAACTTAGGTTCTTTAGGGGAACTACTAAGCCTAGTGGTGTTCGTAGTGCTATACAATTAGCACACGCTAGTATAGAATATACTCGCAACCTAAATCTATCAGATGTAAAGATAGGTATGCTAGGTTGGGAGTGGTTCTATGATTATGTAGAAGCCAACAATGGCTACTACCCAGACTTATATGAGCGTATGTCCAAAGTACGCTCATTAAGTATCAACAGTAATGAGTTAGTCAATGCGTAAGAGAGGAGATGTATGTGTCTATTAGTAGTGTGTAATCCTAATTCCACACCCAGTAAAGATGAACTTACTACTGGTGCGTGTAAGAACCCACATGGCTTTGGCTTTGCGATAGATACTGGTGCTGGTATTATATCAGAACGCAGTATGTCCGCTAAGAAGTCTATCGCTAGGTTCTTAGAATTGCGCGAGCAATATCCTAATGGCTATGCTATGTGGCACGCTAGGTATGCTACTCATGGAGTAAAGAACGAACTTAATTGCCACCCCTTCAAGGTAGTGGGTGAGCATGATACTTACTTAGCGCACAATGGTGTGTTAGATATTCATATACCTAAAGGTGATAAGCGTAGCGACACTAGGATTATGGCAGAGGAGTTATTGCCTAGACTAGGTGGTGTGTCTGCCTTAGACGACGACTATGTATATGATATGATTAGTTCATGGGCTAGTGGTAATAAGGTAGCAGTAATGACTAATGACCCTAGCGCACAATACAAGATTTATATTATCAACGAGAACTTAGGTAGTTGGGACGACAATGGTGTATGGTGGAGTAATAACTCTCACAAACCTATCGTATCCACGCCACGCACTACTACCTATAATCACACCTATGGTGAGCCTAGTGTGTATGATATTGTAGCAATAGACGACCACTTCAACCCTTCTCTATATGAGGAGAACAAGTTCGAGTGTCCTAGTTGCGAGTCAATAGTAGACTTATGGGAGAACGAATATTATTGTCAGATGTGTGAGGCTTGCTTCGACTGTGAAGTGAACTTCTTAGACTGCTTATGCTATCACCCTAATCATAAGAAGGAGATAGGTGAGGAGTATGGATACCTAAGCAACAAGTGGTACACGAAAGAGCCACTTGACTTCTAGAATTGGTAGTGATATAATTACTACCGATACCGACAGACACCACTTGGTAAATTGCCAAGAGGATAACTAATGAAAGGTAAAGTATGACAACCACGACAGCAGAACAAATAGAGAACTACTTGGCTAGCATATCGCTAACACTAGCAGACCTATCAGATGAGTTGGCAACAATTCAGTTTGACTTAGAGGACGCTAATGGATATGAACCAAGAGGCACAGTACTTAAAGCACTACCTAATCAGACTAGGTTCAAGCCTAAGTCAGTATGGGTATCGCTAGGTAATGGCAAGTATCAACATTTGACTGGTGAGAAAGGCTTAATTGCTAAGCACTCACGACTTGACGGATACACTTCAGTAGTATTCCGTCCATAATATAGAGAGGATACCATGTTAGAGAACGATTACATATGGACTTGCTTCATACGAAAGGCTGACGCTAAACATCTTTCAGATGAAGAGTTGAAAGAGATGAAGTCAGAACTACAAATGGCAGTTCAGGCTATCTGCTTTACTCATGGGATACATAACTAATGGCAGGTGCGTTTGGTACTGGTCTAAAGAATAGCGTGTTTGGCTATATATTTAATGACCTAGACCTTGATGTTAGCGATGGGTTATGTGTTAATCATGATGACCCTGACCTATGGTTCGCTGGTGAAGCGGAGAAAGAGGAAGGCGAGAAGTGGACATTCAATAGAGAACAGAGAGAGCGAGTAGCACTAGAAGTAGATAGGGCTACTCAGGCTCTCGCAATATGTAAGAATTGTCCAGCCAAAGTTAATTGCTTAGAACTTGGTATGCGTGGTACACAGATATACTATGGTATATATGGTGGCACTATGCCAGGTGAGAGGTTACTTAAACTTGGTAAGAGTATGAAGAAAGCAGAGTACGCTAACAAGGTTAACTTCGCAAATAAAGTTAGGAGAACTATGAAAGAAAGGGGAATAAGTGGATAGTGATATAGTCTGGCAAGGGGTAATCACTAATGATATGGTAGCAGGTTGGTCTACTGATAAAGTAAGTACGCTTATCAGAGAACTAGACGACTTGGTATTCATTACATACGAGGAATTATCTAGCGACAGAGAAAACTTAGAAGGTCTATTCGATAATGAATACGAATAGACGAAAGAAGAAAAGGTTTGATATGAGAAAAGTATTTATATTTCTATTCGGTATGGGGATATCACTCATGCTGGGCGTTGTGCTTGCTGCCAAAACTGGCGAGCCTACTCCAACTAACGGAGATGTATCCAAAAGTTGGACAGTTATGGACAGCAAGGCTTATGCTCAGGATAAGTTATACGAGTGGAAATATAAACAATGGTCATGCCTTAATAAGTTGTGGACTAGAGAAAGCAATTGGAGACCCAACGCATACAATAAAGTTAAAGTAATGGGCAAGAATGCTGGAGGTATTCCACAACTATTAGGGCTTGACCCCAAAACTCCTGCGCCAAAGCAGATAGATAGAGGCTTGTCTTATATCTATCACAGGTATCACACCCCTTGTGAGGCGTGGAAGTTCTTTACTAAGAATGGATACTACTAATTAAACCTAAACATATTACAGAACTTAAGCCCGATTACAAATCCGCTATGGACATTAGGGGTAGAGCCACTACCATATGTCCATGTGGTTGTAATGTGTGGAACTTAAAGACTATCTTCGAAGAAGAAACAGGCGAGATAGATATGTACTTTCTAGATATGGAGTGTGCTTTATGTGGCACTCTTGCAACAGCACCAACACCAGAGGATAGGGAGATGTAATGCCTACATATTCATATAGATGTAATGATGACAAGGCACTCTTAGAATTAAGTCGTAGTGTTGACGACAGAGATGACTTAGTTGAGTGTCCACAATGTAATAGAGAAATGGTAAGAGAGTATCAAGCAAACCCTGTTATCTTTAAAGGTACTGGGTTCTATTCAACAGGAGGATGACATGGAAGATGTAGTTGAGATATTAAAAGAAGCGAATAAAGTATTTGCTGATATGTTTGGTATCGAAGAAGGTGATGAAGATGAGTGAACCTATGTACCTAATGGGTGATGATGTAGCACTTGGTATCAACCAGACATGTGATGACTGTGATGAGATTGATTGCGTGTGCTTTGAACCTGACAGAATGTGGGGAGATGATGACTGATATTACAGAACAAGATGAGCAAGATGAAATGCTAGCAAAGTTCTGGGCTGACTATGGCGAGAGTCTATGGGTAGACCCAGCAGAACAGGAAGAGTTATGGGATGAGAAGAACTTTATTTAAAGTATTATTCTTCGTTGCTCCCGTGCTCATCCCTGCTCTCGCTATCGCTTCGTATGTCTTTATATTCTATGGTCTCTTCTTCCTCATCATCTTCCTTACTTGAGAAGTCATTATCTTTATAAGGCTTGAAGCCACCCATTTTATTTATTAATCTTTTAATAGCACGCTTATGTCTCATGCGTACTGTATCCTCGCTAAATAACTCAAGGAGATTCGCTATCTCTTTGAAGTCAAGGGACTCTGCGTGTCGGAAGAAGAGTATTTTCTTGTCGTCTTTACTCAACTTCCAATACGCAGCGTCCACCTCTAACATAATTATTGTAAGATTACCACCCTCACTAGGTGCAGATGGACGACCTGGACGACCTAGATTTAACTTGTGAGTTACACCATAGTCACCACGCAATACTGCTGGAAGGATTGCTTCCACCATATCAGGTTCATAGTAATACAAATCACCAGTATCATAGCCAATAGACTTGGCTTTCCATTTCTGACAATAATCTAATGCTTGATTGCGTAGGCTACGATAGATTAAATTCTTTGCATCTTTCTCACCTATCGCTTCCCATTCATTTAATTTATTAGGATGTTCTACGAACCATTGATAGAGTGATTGCTTTATATCGTCTAGTTCAACCATAGAAAATTTCTTATGGTATTCAGAAGATACAGCGACTACTATATAGTCCCACTTTTCAATGCGTTCAAAATCCATACTACTTCCAAACCTTCCCATCAAACACGAAGGAACCATCCATATTAACTGGAACAAGATGGGGTATAACTTTATTTCCGTCTACATATAAGACACCAAAGCCTTTATGCCATGTGAATAATCCACCCTTAATATATCTAGCAAACTTAAAGTCCATTAGACAACCTACTTCTAGACCCCACAATGTTTTAGGGTGACCACCAAAGTATGACTGAGTGTAATGTGTCAAGCCCATTCTGTGCGTGTGTCCACACACGACTGACATGCCTGCTCTTTTTGCTAATCCAAGTGCGGTAGCACCAGCGGTAGGTTGAACGTTACCCTCATCACCATGCAAGAGCAACCAATTAGGTGCTAGTTCGTATGGTTTTTCATGGTAAGTAATACCTAAGTTATCTAGTTTAAGAAAGTTCTTTAACTCTAATTCAGGTAGACCTGCTAGTCCAGGTGCTCTTGTTTTAATTGTATTAAATAATCTATCTGTATGATTACTACGAATCATATGCTTAACCTTTAATGATTCAAGTACTCGGTAGGTTTCATCTCTGTCCTTAGCAATAGACTTCTCATGCTCTAGGTCAGTACCCCTACTCCATTTTGAAATAGTCTGCATATCCATTTCATCCCCAACCGATACCACCTCGTCAGGTTTGTATTGTTTTATAAACTTAGACAGTACAGAGACTGCCTTCCTATCGTGATAAGGTACCTGTAAATCAGATACGCAGACTATAACCTTCATCTGTCCCACTTTCCTCTAAGAACTAACAACCCTATGATTGCATAGTTCGCCATGTCCTTGAAGGAATCTTCAATGGATTCGTGCTGAGGCTGAAAGCCTCCCGTATCTTCCATATATTCGTATAGATTATTGATACGTGCTAACTTGTCGTGCATACGAACTCTTAATCCATTGATAGCACCACCTGGTGCTTCAGATATATTCTTAGGTCCATAATCTTTATGCTTAGATAAAAGTAAATCTAATAGTTCTTGGAATGTATGTGCTACTGATACCTCAAATGAATCAGCACTTGGTGGTTGTCTAAGTTCCCACTCTTTATTCACTGTTGTTCCCTTCTTCAGGTATTGAACTTATTACTTTGTTTACTGATTGTTGTAGTCGTTCATAATACCAAGCGTCCCACCGCTCTTGTCTTTCAAGTTCTTCTATTCTTGTCATTGCTTTCCCCCTTCAAGTAGTTGTTTAATCTCATCATCTATTTCCATCATTTGTGATTCGACTATCATCTCTTCTACTATATCTTTAATCGCTTCAGGCTGTGTCTCAGCCGTAAACAATGTCATATATGTAGACTGGGTTATTGACTTTATCTGTTCTGGTTTATCGGAATACTTGAATAAACATCTTAGTAGAGAACCTATCATTAACCTAGCACCATTAGGTAATACCAATGCTGGGTCAAACTCTTCATCATCTTCTAGTAAATGGTCAGTTGCTTCGAACACATTTTCGAATCGCTCACCACATTCAGGGCAAGGTGGAATATCTTTACTCATTCAGTCCTGCCTTCTCTCTTATGTAGTCTGCGCCATATTTAACGTATGCACTATTGACATCTTCTCCATCTGGTAGTTGTACAATAGTAACTGGTAGTTCTCGTGCTAAACTATTAGCGAATTCTTTTCCTGGTTGGTCACCATCTGCAAATACAAATACTCTTTCAAAGTCAGCAAGTAATCTAGTGTAATGTTTCTTCCAACTATTAGCACCAGGTACACCGACACAGGGAATACCAACACAACTAGATAAAGTAATTGTGTCTAACTCTCCCTCACATACACCTATAAAATCTCCTGCTCGTTCTATATCTAATACATTAAACATCTTTGTTTCCGCACCCGTCATGCCCATATACTTTGGTTCAACTGCTGGGTTAAGAGAACGAAACCGCAGGTCAACGACACCAGTCTTAGTAATGTATGGTATAGATAACCTTCCTTGAAAAGAATCATGTCCAATCTCAGGCTCCCCTACTACGCCTAATCGAGCCAGACGTGCTGCTTCCATTGAGATACCTCTGCTTCTTAGGTAATCCTCTGCCTGATAAATGTTTGCCGCGTATCTCTGAGTTGCTTGGTCCAACAATTCTCTCTGCGATTGACTTTGCTTCACGTATGTCTACCCTTTCTTGCTGTGCGATAATTTGTAAACTGTTACCTTGGACTCCACAGGCGAAGCATATGTATATGTTATTGTCGAGATTAACACTTCCTGACTGGTGTGTGTCGGAGTGGAATGGACACTTGAGATTAACTTGCCCGTGTCCTTGTCGTACTTGCGCTCCATAGTGTACAAGTACTTCTCTGATATTTGGTAAGTCATTTGCCTGCCCTCTTAGTCCACTGTTCAAAGTCTTCCACCACCCAAGCCTTATCTATACCTGCTTGTCTACGTTTAACGATGACAAACTTATATGGTACTTCTTTTAATCCTCTAGCCTTAGCATAGTTCTCTGCTTCCACTTGCGCTTCTCTCCAGAACTGTGGTAAGTCTAACTTCTTTGTTGCCTTTAATTCTAATATGATTGCTGTTCCTTCTAGGAAAGCAACTACATCACCTTCATCTTTTGCACCAGCCTTAGTTAATCTCTCGGCTAATATATCTTTAGACCTGAGCCATCTAACCACACCAGTTTCAAATGCTGAACCTTTACGCTTACCATAACTACTCATGAGTAAACCCACTTATAGGTATACGCCATCCATTTATATATGAATCATAATACTCGGGCTTAGTAAACTCTTCGGGATATGCAGCACCAAATATTTCTACCTGAGAAAAATATTCTAGGTCTAAACATTTAGTACCAATAATAACCTTACCTTCATCTTTACGCCAGAACGGTATACTATCTTGAGTTCTGATAGACCTTACCTCTACATTATTACCAACATCTGGTAATGAGTGACGCTTCTTATGTAGCACATTAGGATACCAAGGATTATTCCAAGCAAGATTATAGTGTTTAGCAACAGCCCACTCACACACATTGGCACGTATGTTAGCATTAATCTCAGGCTCTAACTTACCATCTGCTTTGCCTTGTGCGTAGTTAGGTTGGTCGGTAGAACCAAACTTAGCCAACCATCTTTCTACTGCAAGCATAGTACAGACTCTTACTTCATCTTTACTTAGGGTTATTATCACGCCATTTTACCTTAGGAAACTTGGTTAAATTAATAAAGAAAAAAATGAAATCAAGCCTAATAACTCTAGCGATAACTGATGGAACATCAGCATCATCAAACTCCAGTAATCCATAGTACTCCATTCCAATACCCCAGCAATCCAGAGTATTCCTGCTTATAGTTATAGTATAATTATTAATATCTTTTTGCATCAGTGGTTCTCTGGGATATCATCGACGAACATATACTCAGGATTAAATGCAATCCAAGTCATTAATGCCCCGCCTGCATCCGCCCTTCCATATCTGTTCTTGACAGGTGCAACTCCCATCGACGTTCCAACAACACCAAGCGTGCATATAAGTGCTGGAAGTTGAGCAACCTTACCTTGGATAGCAGAGCGTGGCTGACACGGTGTCCCAAGAACAGCCTCGCTAGTGTGATGAAGAACAACAACAGCCGAGTTCGTAGCACGTGCAAGATATTTCAACTCCTTCATAATTGCTCTCATAGAAGCAAACTCTTCGCCACCATCAGTGGCTACATCCATTAAGTTATCAACTATGATTAGTGTAGGAGAACATCCCCACAGTTCCTCAAAAGATTGAACCTCTTCGTCGATGTCTTGTAATGTTGGTGCTGATTCAAATGACCAGACTATATGATTACTCTTTGATAGAGTAGCCTTAGTCCAACCAACATCAGACTGCAACATTCCTTCTACATCTGTTTGATTCTTTCCAGAAATCATAGAGGCTAATCTCATAGCCATTGTATGTGCATTAGTATCAGCAGAGATGTAAAGTGTAGGCACCTTCATCTTTAATGCTAGTGCTAATGCAAGTGTGGATTTTCCAACTCCTGGTGCTGCAGCGAACATAGAAACTTCGGAGCGACGGATGATAATCTTGTTCGACTCGAATGCTTTAAAGCAAGATGGTAATGGTTCCCCACCAATACTGGCACGACCAACTGAGCGGATAAGTGTACGCATCCAGGTTCCTTTCTAGTTCCGAAAAAAGATTTGTGCCAGTTTTTTAGTTTACTGGTTTGCATTGGTCAGGTGTTCCTTGAGGTGAAGGACAAGACCAGAAGGCATAAGGTTTTCCACTTGCCTTACTTATTCCCTCTCTCCATATACGACCCCCGTGCTTACACACTGGTGCTGCTGTACCTGATGCTGGCGATACTGGGGTTGGTGCGGAGTAACTCGAGGGCTTTGTGTTTGTAGTGGAACTCGATGTCGATAAAGGGCTAAGGTTATAAGCACCTACAACCTTCTGTTGTGTTGCAGCAATTTGTGGAGAGTAATCTCCAATACCTTCTAACAGTACTGATAGTTCATCAGCAGTATTAGCACGGATGTTTATCATATCACCTGACGGTGTCTTGTAGGAAACTTGTAGTTTCCAGTCTTCGTTTGCCATTGTTATCTCATTTCTTCGAAGTGAATTGACAGTACTCTGTTAACCCACAACGATTGCAGTTGTTTGTATTAGGAATAAATATACCAGCCTTGCGTGCCTTATCGAAGGAACGTACTAAGTACTCAAGTTTCTCTTCGGTATAATCACTAAGGTCTACCATAGCAGATGTACCTTCTTGCCTTGCCATCCAGTATGCACCATACTTAACATCTACACCTAAGACTTGTTTAAGTCCTAACTTGTAGAATCCAAGTTGTAAAGTACTAGTTGGGGTTTGTTGTGAAGTCTTGAGGTCAACCACGACTAACTCACCATTGACTTCAAACACTCTATCGAGAACCATCTTCACTGGTACATCAGCAAAGACTGGAGTTAACCCCAACTCTACGGCGGGTGCGCCTTCAGGAGTGTGCCAAATCTTCCAATCGGTATTGGCTTTTCGCCAATCAATATATGCCTGAACCCATTCGGGTCCTGTGTGTTGCCAGAAATCTACATTCTCCCTATTAGGAAATGCTTTAGATGTTCTACCACCAACACGAGCAAAGGTTAAGTCAACACCCTCTGACTCTTTAAGCCAAGCCTTATCCCATAAACTTTGAGCGGTGCTCACGTAAGGCCTCCTTGAGTGCTATCTTAGCATTGAGTAATCCAACTAATTCAGTTTCATCCATAGTCCTATCGATAAGAGAATCAATAGAACCAATAGCAACATACCAGGTTTCTTGTAACCCATTGATGTAGCGGTCACGCATAATCTGATTATAAGTTTCCCATGTTATGGTGGTAGCCCCACCAGTTTCATTAACGATATCAATCATAGGTTTTCCAAATCCCATAACTCAGTTGCGGTGTGGAATGATGACCCACCCACAGACCAGACTGATGGCTGTTCAGGTAACTGAAGTAGTCGACCTAGGTAGTACTGATAACCACAGTCGATGTATGTAGTAAATGCGGAGTATGATATATGTTCAGGCAGGGTGTATTCCCCAAGTTGTATTGTCATGTCAGATAGTATATACATATCCACAGGTTACTGTGGGTACGTAGTTGTAGTCAGTCGTACCTACAGAAAGAATTCAGGTTTGTATAATTGTATATATAATATATAATAATAAGACCCCTTTGGGGTCTATAATATATAATATATAGAGATAGAAAAACACGAGATAGAACGACGAAAGACCCCCCTTCCTAGTATTTCTACTAAGTCGGGGGGTTTAAATGTCTATAAAGGCCCTTTAAAGGCTAATTAGAGGTATCTATTCGGCTCCAATACCGTATTCTTTTTCGGTCTTATCTGCCCATTTAGCCAGAGGTCCTGCTATGGAACCGATTAGGATTGCATATTCAGGGGCTAAGTCAGCAGCAAGGGCTAGTCCCATTGTGATTGCTGATGCTAGGACAGCACGAAGATAAGACTTAACTGCAGCCTTAGTCTTGTCGCTCTTTAATCTTTCGATTAAGTCTTTCATTTGTTCTCCTTCTTTGGTAGTGGCTTTACTAAAGCCTTTACCTTGTTGAGTGTCGGTGCTTTTCCCAGCCAAGGAAACCAAGGTGATGTATCATTACCGCAGTTATCTTTGATGGAAATATGTAGATGTTTATTGTGAGGATTAGAGCCAGTATACCTGGATTCACCATTCTTAACTGACCAAATCTTACCTTGAAATATTAAATACTTAACTCTAGAATCTGATTGTAGTTTCTCATAGATTTCAAAACAATCAATACCATTCTTAGGGTCATGAGTTAAGTCTACTGCTAGCCCAGTATTGTGGTCCGAAGTCGGGCTTGCTTTCAGATGAGCAGCAGATGGTAGTAGACCATCGCTGGCTTTCTTGCGCTTCGGTCTTAACGCCGTCGCTTGACGGAGAACAGCAATTGCAGCAGGTGTGGCTTTCTTGACAACAGTTGCCATTTATTTCTTCCTTATCCATACTTGCCATCCCTTACGTAGGATTTCTATTTCATCTTTATGTTTATTTAACCAAGCATCTATTGCTGGCTTGGGATTTTTATCTGTGCCATCTGGATGGTCCCATTCATAATCATCAAATGCCATGATACCTTTGGGCTTTAGTAGGTCCCAAGATAGGTCGGCATCTAATGTTACCGATTCAGGTAGATGGTCACCATCAATGTAGATAAAATCAAACTTAACTTCTCTATGTTCTTTTAACCAGTCACCACTAAATGCTTTATGTGCCTCTACCTTTTTAGCATGTGGTTTTATCTGTTCTTTATATGCTTCTTGTATATCGTCCCAGTCATAGACTGATTCGTGAGGCAGGTTACCACACCAAGGGTCTATGTCTATAAGCAATGATGATGGGTCGGTAAGAATATTCTCTAGTAACCAAGCAGATGCGTTGCCAGTAAAGACACCTATCTGTAGGAACTTAAGATTCTTTTTGTCCTTAAACTCTGCTAGTCCTGCTTCAAAGTCGCTGACCGTGTCGTTGTCATAGAACCATTTAGGAAAATTATCAGTCTTCATTTCTTAAGTGCTTGTAATACAAACTCGGTTAAGAATTCTACTTTTTCTTCTAGCCTATTGACCTGGTCCTTTACACTTGAGCCACCGTTTGGGCGAAGTTCTGACAAGTAGTGTTTAACTAAGTGTCTTACTCCCAATGCTAGTGTTCCCATTAAAGTAGTTGCAGCCACAGCAAGTGCAGCCCAGTCGTTAGGCGTCATAGTATTATACCGTTCTGATAGTGATTTCTACAATACCACCAAAGCCAGAGAAGCCTCTATCTGGTGGAGTTGCTCGTGTAAATGCCAACTGTTCTATAACAACTTGGCGTTGTTCTCCTGTTGTGAAGTCTTGCATAGTGACGACGTCACCATCCTCCTCTATATTTTCCAACGCTTGAATTCTAGCAAAGGCTCTGCCTTCATATCCAGTTTGTACATTGTACTTATCTGTTTCAACATCAAAGCAATACAATGGGAATCTCATAACCTGTTGGCGAGGTGTAGCAATAGTAGCCTTAGATTGATATCCTTTAAATACTGGACCCTTAGTTGTATCAGTAGTATCTCTTGCGAATAAAAACTTAAATGCTACATACTCTTGCGCCGTTTCGGGTTGAGATGTAGTTACTTCTACAGGGGGAACATTAACGGTATACGAAATATGGTCATACTCTGTATTGTTTTTATCTACAGTTTCAAGAGTAAGTGAACCATAGGTAAAGTCTCCACGACCAAGTAGGCGTTTGAAGTTCTTTGGTTCTAAAGTTCCATAACGAATGTAGCCTGTAGTAATATATCCATCTTCACGTAATGTAGATTCTGCTTCAATATTAATTGTTCCAGTTTTATTAACCAATGCTGTGGCAGATGATACTGCAGTTGATGCAACGTCAGCACCTGTTACAGAGTAAGTAAATGTAGTAGTAGATGGAACGCTAGCAACTGTGTATTTTCCGTTGAATACAGAACTAGATACAGCAGCAACACCCTCTACCCAAATAGAATCACCAACGGCTAAGCCGTGTACTGCAGAGGTAGTAAGTGTAGCGACACTAGATGTTTTTGCTTTGTTAGTAATTGTTCCAGCATTGTTGGCTGTAGTACAAAATACAAGTCTATTAGTATCACCAGCAAATGCACAGGCCGTAGTCTTATATCCAGATATAGTAGATACATATAGGTCATTAGCATAAGCGAAGCGTAAGGTTTCAATCTCATTACTTAAATCAATACGGATAACACCTGGCGCTCCATCTACGCCAGTTGCACACCAGATAAATCTGTCACGTGCAGCAAAGTCATAGCAAGGCTGTGTTGTTTCCACAATTAGTGGACCATATTGGATGGAGCCGTCTTGGTCTGAGACAACTGCTGCACGGATTCCCTTGTTTGTCCCTATCATCATATAACCTAAGTAGTAATAAATCTTGTGGATGATTTCACCTACTGGCATTTCTGCTGCAGTAATTGCTGTAGTAAGGGTAGGCATTACACCTGATGTATTAAGGGTAAACTTATAAATAAATGATTGGATGCCACTATAGCCAGCAATATATATAGCAGGGCCAGATGCTGTGATAGATGTAAAAACTACATCTGTGTCAGCATGAGTGTATAGTGCTGTTGGTAATGCTGATGCGGAAGGAGCAAATTCAAATATCTTATTATTAATAGCCATAACAATACGGTCTTTAATATACTCCATTGTACCTTTAGATACTACAATAGAACTGCTATTAAATAGTAAGGTGGCTGAAGTGGATGCGTCTCCAACTAAAGGTTTCTTATATACAGCAGATTTATCTACACCTGAATCTAGAATACGTGTAACCCAATAAGCATTAATACCATCATCACAGATAGCAAATACAGGGTAGTCAGTACCCGCTGCATTGTCTATGAAGTGAGTCTCTGTTCCATCTACTGCAATTTTATCAACATCATACTCATCATGTAACAATACACCATTGGTATTGCTCCATTGAATAGAGCGCATTTGTTGAAATGGTTTTTTATTAGCCTCGATGTCACCAGTTGTATAGTGGGCTGATGCTGTAGATTTAAGTAGAGTTGCCTCACCCTTAGTCCAGACATTAACACCTTTACTATCGGTAAACCTATGTGCTACTGTTTCACCAGCAGATGGGTCATAGAACTTAATTCCAGTACCACTATGAAATGATGACTGAGAACGAAGCCACCAACCAGCAAGTGATTGCTCGCCTGGTTCTGAACCATTATCAAATTGGTCTTTACGGAACGGTGCAGTCTGTCTTAAGTATGGTTTACTATCTGATATAGCAAAGAAGAATGGCAAGCCACCAATTGCTACATCATATGCTTCAGCAGTATTTTGCCATACTGCAGATGAAGATACAATACCTAAGTCAACCGCAATCGCCCTACTAGAACGACCTTCGGTAATATCACGACCAGCCACGTTACTCCTTAATTAAATGTATTTGTTTTAAAACAGTTACCGCAGTCTTTATACATTAGCCAAGCAGTAGTTTTGCTTCGTCTGCTGTAATGCCTAGTCTGGCAAGTAGTGCTTCCTTCTCAGCAGCCTTGGCTGCTTCTGCCTCAGCCTGTGCTGCTGCAATTGCTTGGTCTGCTTGCCATTGTGCGAATTCTGCATCATTCATTTCGCGGTCAATTATTTCATTTGTTTCAATGTTATGAATTCTTACCATTGGACGAGTTGATGTTTTAGCCATTATTTAACTCCATAAATTAGAACTGTTCCTGCTGTAAAATCTCCACCTTGTGCATCAAATTGTAATGATGTTATTGCAGAATTTGTTGCAATTCCCCCTGAACCCATAGCACCCCTTGTAGTTGAAGCATTATCAACATAAACTGATGAAAATTGCATTGGTTTGTAATTTGCTGTTGAAGCATAATTTTGAATTCTTACCAAGAAAGTATTGTTGCCACCTGTTCTTAAAACATCTGTACCTGCTCCAAAAGAAATGTTAGTATTTAATTTTGAAGTAACTGCACCTGTTCTTAATCCTTCATAATAAACGCCAGTAGTAACTGAATTTACATTGCACCAAAATTCTTGGCTGTTAGTTGCATTAGTCATCCCATAAACTAAAACATATAATTCATTATAGGCACCACTAATTCCTGAAATTGTAGTTGTTGCACCTGATAATGTAGTTGTTGATAATAAAGTCATTCCACCGCTTGAAGGTGTAGCCCACTTTAATCCAGTAGCAGTACTACTGTCAGCAGTAAGTACTTGGTCATTGGAACCTACAGCAAGACGAGCAACTGTATCTGCTGCAGTAGCAGCAATGATGTCACCTTTAGCATCTACAAGAGTAGGGTTAATGGCTGTAGCCTGTGTGATGTAGTCACTGTGGCTATGTGTACCAGTACCGATTGGATACCACACATTGTCTGTAGCATCCCAGGCATAGCCTGGTCTAGGGGTATTGCTTATGGTCGCCATTAGTTATTCTCCTCTAGTGATTTGAGATATGCCTGATAATCAGAGTTGGCTGGGTCTGTTGGTATCCAAAACTCTTTGCCATCTTCGCGTATATATTTAATAACTTCTTTGCCAGAAATATCGTCTGTAATTAGTTCATATGTCATTTTTATAACTCCGCAATAATCTCAATGTAACTGGTTTGAGTTGTATAACCCGATTGGGCGGCCGTGCCTGATGTAGCAGTCACCACATCAATTCTTGAAAAATCTGTGCCAATATCAGGCGCAGAAATGCTGGAACCTGTTCTGCTAGTTGCTCCGTGAGTTACTGTATAGGTGTTACCAGCCCCAAAACCAAGCGTTGGTGTTGTGCGTTTTGTTACTTTGTAAGCATAGACATTAATAAATCTAGTAGCATCATAAAAAGTTCCAATTGCTACTGGTGTGCCTGAATACTTTTCGTAATACCTCTGGCAAGCAGCAAGTTCACCTTGAATAGTTCCACCTGCACGGCTAAATGGTGTGGCAGATGAGCCTAATTCAACCTGAACACCTGTGACAAAGATTGTGTGAGTGTTTGTATTGTTAATTAAAACCATTAAACCTTTTTGTACATCTGCTGGAAGTGCCGAAGTAGTAACGGAATACCTTGCCCAAGATGAGCCAGGATTAGCAGACATCTCCAAAGCCGAACCAATTTGAGTTACAGAAGCAAAGTTATCTGTTGCAGATGGGTAATAAATGTTTATGCCTAATGCACCTGTACCGCTTGTTTTTTTAGCATAAAGCGAAATAGTTACTACTTGACCTGCTAGTTTTGTGGATTCTGCTGACTCTATCCTTTGAGCAATAGATTGCGTTCCTGTACCTACTAATTTTGCTGAATATTTAAAGTATGGGCTAGTAGGTACATCGGTGTCTCTTGTAACTGTAAGGTTTGCGTCTCCTGTGTTGACCCATCTATCCATAAGATAAACATTATTGGCAACAGTGAACGAAGTGCCACGCTGCCAAACATCCATACCGCCATTGATGATGGCGTTCTTACCAGCAATGTTAGGAGATACTGGACCACCACTAGCAGTCTGTGTGTCTGCCGTGTTTCTTGAACGAGCCATATTAGTTGCCTCCTAGTTGTCGTGCTTGCTGTTCATCATAGGTTTCTTTAGTCATAGAAGTTGCTTTATCGTTTTCTATATCTAAAAGCAAAATCATTTCATCGCCAGTAGTATTTTGATATTCAATAACTTGTATTGTCATAATTCGGCACTAACTCCAATATAGGCTGAGGCAGTGTTATTAGCACTTGCGTTGATGGCTTGTCCTGCGGTTAATCCACTTGCTACAGTAAAATTGATTGCTAATGATTGAGTAGCGGCTTGGTCTAACGTTGGTACTGCACTGCAAGCGGTTGCTGTAGCACCATTAAGTAAACGATAATTTGATGCAGTACCAGTAGTTTCAATAGAACTTGGTGCTGTTCTTAAAGTTACTGGTAAAGGTAAAATACAGGTTGCTACTGTAGTGTTGTAAGCATTTCCATTACAGAAGAAAGTATAAACAGATGAAGCGTTAAACCTAATATAATACCTTTGACAAGCAGCCAATTCACCTTGAAGTGTTCCACCTGCACGAGCAAAGGTTGTGGCTACTGAGCCTATTTCTAGTTGAACGCCAGTCAAAAATTGAGAAACACCAGATGCTTGTACAGTATCTGGAAGAATAGAGAAACGAAGTCCAACCGCATCAGCAGGAACTGTAAAATAAATAAATTTTCTAGTCCAAGAAGTAACAGATGAAGCCGAGTAAGTAACATCACCAGTTTCTGTTACACCAGTTGTTTGTGAAACTAAAGCATCAGTTGAATTAGAGTAGGTTATTTCTGTATTAATTGAGTTACCGTGACTTCCTGCTGTTTTGATATAATAACTTAAAACCATTGATTGACCGCGCAAGGGTTTAACTATTGCTTGTTCTAAAGCATAATAGTATTGACCAAAAGAACTTGATGCGCCAGTTAGCCATCGTTGGGAATACTGAACATTTACTCCAGTTGGAACATCGGTACTTTGTGATATGGTGACTGTTCCGCCTCCTCCGTTATACCAACGGTCAGCAGTAAAATATCCATTAACGCCTGTTGATGAAGTTCCTCTTTGCCAAACATCCATACCGCCGTTAATAATTAAATTCTTACCAGCAGCAAAGTAACCTGTGTTAGCAACAAAAGCATTGTTAACAGCAGACTGAGTGTAGGTATCAGTAGTTGCAATCTGCAGCGGGCAGATAACTTCTACAATATCTCCAGCCACAGTAGCAGCAGCAAGTGTAATACTTGTACCGTTAGTTGCTGTGTACTCAGAACCAGAGCGAGAGAGCAGTACACCATTAAGGAATACTTGTTCATATCCTGGGCTGTAAGCCAATGGGATTGAGTAGTCATCATTGCCTGTAAGGACTGTAGTACCTGCAGCAGGTTGTTCTGTCCAGCGTGTGACTACAGTTGTAGGCGCAGTGCCATCTGTGTCAATCCAGATTTGTCCATCTTGTGGAGATGATGGCTCTGCTGGTTGTGCAAGAGCACCAGCCACGTTACCCCAAGATGAAGTAGTTCCATCTGTTGTCAGAAACTTATTGGCATTACCAGTCTGACTTGGAACCACATAAGTAGTTGAGTCAGTAGCAACCAAAGTCTTGCTTGCTGGAATTGTAGTTCCATTGATAGATGTAGCAGTAGCCACACCAAGTACAGGAGTTACAAGCGTTGGGCTAGTATCCATTACAAAGGTAGAACCAGTACCAGTCTGGGCTGCAACTGTCGTTGCTGAACCAACAGAGGTAATAGGACCAGTTAAGTTACTTGGTGCTACTACTGTAGTATCTACATATCCCTTAGTAGCAGCGTCAGTAGATGTTGTAGGAGTTCCAAGACCAGTTACTTTGTTGGTACCCATTGCTAAGTTGCCAGACATTGTAGAGCCTGACTTGAGAACTACAGTGTCTGAGAAGTTTGCTGTATCTGCAAGAGCAGCAGCAATCTCATTTAAGGTATCTAGTGTTGCTGGAGCACCATCAATAAGGTTGTTGATAGATGTATCTACATAAGCCTTAGTTGATGCATCAGTATTATCTGTAGGTGTAGCAAGGTTAGTAATCTTCTGGCTGTTGAGAGATACTGAACCAGTAGGTGCAGCCATCTGGTCAAGACGGTTAGTACGTACTGCAGTATTAAAATCTGAAATAGTTGAGGCAGTCTGTGTGCCTGTATGGTTAGCACGGGCTAGTGGGTCTGTTGCTAACTTAGATAGTTCAATACCTGCAGCAGCAGCAATATCAGCATTAACTACTGAGTTGGTAAGAGTAAGTTTGCCATATGCAATCTGAGCAGATGTATTGATGTCTGCGTTAACAATTGTACCATCTAGGATTTTAGCGGATGTAACTGCTCCGTCTGCTATATCACCAGCAACGATAGTACCATCAGCAATCTTAGCCGAAGTAATAGTACCATCTGCTATGTCTCCAGCAACAATGGTGCCATCTGCTATCTTTGCAGAGGTAACTGCACTGTCTGCAATCTTTGCAGTAGTAACATTGGAATCAAGAATCTTTGCTGTAGTTACAGCATCTGCGCCAATCTTGGCAGCAGTTATTGCGCTATCAACAACCTTACCAGTAGTAATTGATAGGTCATCAATCTTAGTTGTACCTACTGCACCAGTAGCAATCTTACCACTAGTAATAGCGGAGTCTGCAATGTCTCCAGTAGCAATTGTAAGGTCAGCAATTTTAGCAGATGTGACAGCAGAATCTGCAATCTTTGCTGTGGTTACGTTTGCATCTGTAATCTTTACGGTAGTTACTGCATTAGATGCAAGCATTTGAGTTGATACATTACCTGTGCCACTTGATAATGTCACATCAGCAAGAGTAATTCCGTGTGCTGTTGTAGTATTTTCAATATGGTCGTTAGCCTCTTGAAGGTCCCGACCAATAATCATATGTCGAACTACCGCACCAGCAGAGTGACCTACAGCCGTTGAGCCATCCTTGCCGCGTTCAATAGTTAGGGTATTACCAGAAGAATAACTTTTTACATCTACAATTTCTTCAAGCGCTGTATCTGGGTCGATGACAACTGTGTATGTTTCAGTAGATGATGGTGTTTTACCACCCATTAATTGTGAGCCAGAAATTACAGTCATGGTTAAATCGCCTGCTGCAATTGCTGATGCTAGTGTCGTTTGTTGAGAACGAGATGAATATTTGCGTACTGTCATTTATTTACCTATCGGCTGTAGTGGACACGGATTGGGTATTGATTTTGCTGCCTCTGAGTTTCCTCTTGTAGGCGTTGCACATACAAAGCATAGAGTTGTTTTGTAGCACTCTGCGATGCTCCGTAAGGTCGTTTGCTATCAGTCTCGTCAGCCTGTGGTGATACTTGAGCAGCACGTGCAGGGTCTAGATATGTTAGCAAACGATAAGATGCACCTAGGATTATTACATCTTTGCAAGATTCTGGTAATCCAGTTTGAGTTGCAAAGTCCTGTGCGTTGGTTGTAAATGATACTGGGTCAGTAGCATATATAACCTTGACAGTTCTTCCTGGTGTAATGTAGTCCCCTATTGTTACAGTCTGTGCTCCTGAACCAAACTCTGTGGTGTCGGCTGCGGAATCCCAAGACCAACGACGTACTGGTCGCCATTCTTTAGATGGTCCAACCTCTTGCCACATTAGGCTTAGGATATTAGATATATTTAAATTGTTAAAAGCGTAAGTTGTTTCGGCTGCGTTGTAAGTAAATGATGTACTCTTTACAGCAAACACCATAGAACCAGCAGCACGGATAGTATCGTTGATTGCTCTTTTAATTGTTGAGCGTGGGAAAATTGGAGATATAGTTACCTTGGAATCAGCATTGTGTGTGCCAGCAGTAGTTCCTAGATATCCTCTTCCATATGGAGATACCGATGCAGTATTGCCTACTCTATCAAATGTATCAATCCACATTAATTCTTCGCCAATTTCTACAACACCCTTACCAACATTCTCTGTTGAACCTAGGGCTAGAATTGTAGGAGATGCAGATGTAGACACTGTAGTAGTAACACTACTTCTTAGGTATGTAGTTCTTTCTTGTTGATAAGTATAACCAGATAGATTGGTTGATACTTCATCCATCATATTAGATAATGTAGTTGTCAAGAGGCTATGCTCCTTAATGCATCAATTGCAGATTTGCCAGTAGTTCCAGCAAGTTCATTACAGATACCATTTAAATCTTTATAAGCAGAAGGTGCTCTACCAGCACTTGCCTTTTTATTTAAGGCTCCAATTATTCCAAGCCCTGATGTACTAGCCCATTTATTAGCAGCACCTTGTTCATCAAGAAATGCTGTCCTTGCTGGGTAGTTACCACCATTGGCTAGGCGATTTAGTTCAGCACATAGAGTGCTACCTGCGGTACCTGTTGGCATTGTTTATCCTATCTAGGTGTAATGATTTTCTTATCAGGGGTGATAAGTTTTGACTTAGGCTCTTCCTTAGGTTTACCAAAGAATGCGTTATAATAATGTTCATCAAATGAGAACCGCTTCATATGTGGGGCTAATGCACCAGTATGAGCATATAGTGGAATCTCTGCTTTATCGCATAGGGCAAAGAAAAATATATCTTCACCTATAAATTTAGTTCCCCTACCCATTTCCATAAAAATTTGTCCGTCTTGGGATACTTCACGAACCTTTGGCACGACACTGCGGTGCATTAATACAAATCCCATACCCGCCGCATCAACCTTAATTAGTTGATTTACTGGCATTGGGTGAACTCTGGTTAATCCAAACCCACCCTCATCTCCAACTATAAAGTTAAAGATTGTAGGCATTGGAATCATTAAAGGTTCTTCTGGATTATCTGTAGTAAAATATACTCCAGTAATAATTGGACGCTTTTCAGCATCCTTGTTATCCCATAATAATCTAAACTTCTCTGGACTAATTACTACATCTGAATCTACCCATAGTAGCCATTCGTAATCAGTCTTATCAAACCAGTAATCAATTACTGTCTGTCTTTGTCTAGCAATCTGGTTGCCCTGACTTCGTAGTGATGTTGCAAACTCTACACCAGACTTTAACATTACATCTGTTACGCCTTGCATAAACTTGCCATCTACCATACCATTGTCACACCATACAACTGCTACAGAATCTTTAGTCCCCTTGGTAGTCATATTACCACTTAACCTTGTCCGCCCAATAGGCTGCACTCATTTTGCCTTTAGCAATATTTTTTCCGTGTCTTGCTTTAAAAGATTTACGCTTTGCTTTCATGCGGTCTGATTCACCAGACTTAGGTGCGCCTGCAGTCTTTGCACCTTGCTCACCAAATCTGATAGTCTTTACTTTATCTCCTACCTTAGCCACTACTACGTGTGACTTCTTAGGATGATTAGGAGTACGCTTTGGTTTATTGTAACCAGATACTCCGATTCTTTTTAATACTGAGTCAGCCATTATTTGCCCCTATACTTTGCTGTCTTTTTTGCTATATTTTTAGGTTGTTTAACAAACTGTTTGCCCTTAGCATTGCCAGCGGCCTTAGCCTTATTGGTTGCTGCCTTCTCTGCAGGACTTAATGCAGCCCACGCTGCAGTAGGTAGATATCTTTTCTTGCCTTTAGATGGTTTACCATCAGATGTTTTCCATTTTTCGGCAGACCACTTCTTAAGTGACTGTTGGGATTTAGCAAGTGCCATTACTTGTAACCTCCGCCTGCTTTCTTATATTGAACTGCAAGTAGTTGTGCCTTACGTGCTGACCATTCTCCTGGGTCTCCACCTTTAGAACCAGCCTTAATCTTTTTAAACAAAGATGCTCTCATACCAGGCTTAGTATAATTACCTGCTTGATTAACTTTAGATTTAGTTTTTTTGGCTGGCATTTTAATATGTATTATAAGTTTTATTAACTTGCTTTGTATTTTTAATAGGAGTATATTTAGACATATTACCTTTACCAACAGAGAGTGTAAGTTTCTTAGCACCTGGTTTGTCAGGAAGTATCTGTGGCATTTTATATGGTTTATCTTTACTAAATTTGCCTTTGCGTGGGTCACCGTGAGGTGGTTCAACTGGTAGAGTTACTTCAAATGGGCTGCGTGGCTTTCTTTTAGAGCCTGGTATTGGTGATGACATTATTTTTTACCTTTTCTTTGATTGATTATATCCCCAGTTTTGGGGTCTCTTTGAACCTTGACAGTTCCATCCTTACGCAAGGTAAGGATGAGACCATCCCTCATAATAGTTTTATTAAAACCATCGTGTCTT